GTTAAACATAAACTGTATATATTTACACATCTTATTTCTTGTATCTTCGTCTATTTCCAAATCTAATTCTTGACTATATAAAGTTAATGCGGTATCTCTATTAACCTGCTTTTGATATAATTTAAATGTGGAAAAATCAATATCTCCAAATATTAATTTTGAATAATTGAAATCTATTGATTTTATGAGAATTGAGAACAGTTCAAGATTACTGATTTTATTCCAATCAATGCCCATATCCCAAAGTTGAAGTCTATAAGCCGTTGTATTCGATACAAATGGTGTAATTACTCCATAAATATCAGTTTCACTATTTGAATCAATAAAGTCTTGAATAGATGGTTGATGAATTATAATTTTTTCATTTATTACATAATCTTCACCAAAATACATTTTTAAAGGATTGAATCCTAATTCTTCAACTTCTTGAATCTGTTCATCTGAAAGTTGTTGTTCTATAGTTTGCTGAATAAAAGAATTATTAGAAAACATTTTATCCATTATTACCACCTCTTATTCTTATAAGAAGTAGTACCATTTGAAGAAATAACAAGATCGTTTGGAAGTACACATTGATACTGTAATGTACGAACAAGATAATTATTATCTGTTGTAGATTCTTTATTACATATTGGTGTAGGTTTTTCAATTTCAAAACCAGTCCATGCAAAATTCTCCCTAATAAGCGCAGCTAATAAATCATGTCTTGGTATACCAGTTAATTTATCAACTCTATCATTTCCATGTACAAAAATGGTAAATGTGATATTAAGAAGTTTTTCAGTAGGATTATATCTGACATTTTCATCAGTTCCTACTTGATAACAAATATAATGTTTAACTTCTGTCTGAGTATCAGGAATAAATAAGAAAGGACGTATATTTGCTGTACTACCAATATAATTATCCCATTCTCCAAGTGGTTCATATTCACCTAATTCTTCATTCCATTCCCAATTAATATTTCCGTCATCATCAAAAAGTTCTGATTCAAGTTTTTTTTCATTAAGTGCATATAATATTTCAGGACACTGTAGAAAAATCTTTTCAATTTTTTTTTTGATACGAATCACATCATCATCAGGAGATTCTTTATAAGCACGAAGTTTTGTAAGTAAATCTTTTTTAGTTATCATTTTATTTTCTGCCATAAAACACCTCCTATTCGATTAATTCCAACGGCAAAATTTCAGATTTAATCGGCAAGTAATCCTTAACAATTTCACACTTAACAGACAGTATTTTGCCGATAACGGAAGTGTCATTAGGAAACTTTGATTTCTTTTGGTTGTACTCTGTACCAGCTCGCCATGTTACTTTATCAGTCCAATCTTCATCGTCAATAGAGCAAGTCCATGTAAAGGTCGCATCAGCATATTCAGTTGTAATATTTTCATTGGAATCATTAAATAGATTTACTGTGAGATTTTTATAAGAGCCACCAACTTTAATAGTTGAAGTGGATGCTGAAATTCTTGCTGTAATAGAAGATGGGGGAGTGGTTGGAGTGGATGGATCTGTTGGGGCAGTGCCACCAAAATAGTTAGCCCAAAGACCTGTTATAATACCATTTTCATCTTTTTCGATGTAATCAGTATTGTTGTTGAATGGTTTCTGATATAGAGTAAGTTTTGTCCTTCCTCGAACATTTACTCGTTCCACCTTGCTGACCACCCATGTATTAGGTGTCCAATTTTCAATTGAGTAATTTGGAATATCTACAATGAGTCGTTGATTATTATTGTTATCTTCAGAAACATAATAGATGGTATCAGATATTTCATTTGTTGGAATAAACAGAAGTTCCTGATTCTGTTGGCTTGCAGTCACGTTATCTACCCAAATTCCTGAGTTGTAACTAGACTGTGATTTTAAAACGCACCACATACTTCTCTTATATCTTTTATCTGCTTTTGTTTGAATCCACTGCAAGAGATAATCGCAAGGTAAAATGAAATACTTCTGAAAGTCCTGTTCAACATCTTTCATACAGATTAAGTGTTTATGATAAAGTCCATTTTTATCTGGAATATCCAAAAACATCCCCACAAAAATATCAACTAATTGGTACTTCTTTCTATATTCTTCCATATAGAATAACTCGTCATCTTCTGTAAAGTATTCTTTCTGTTTTGGTCTGAACTGACACTGTAAAGTAGGAGAGTCCTTATCAATAGAACCATACTTACTTACAAGTATCTTCGCATCAATCGGTGTCTTTGTGGTATTCTCATATGTCATACCAACATTTATATCTGGCGAATCGTCATGTTTCCAATCATAGATATAGCATTTTTTACTCTGCTTATCATTATCCCACGTCCAATTCATCATGTCGTCAGACTGTTCCTTATATATCTGACCAATCGTTTTAGCTCCGTTGTTCTTGGCGTTTGCGACACGCCTAGCTGTTTGTAGACTCGGCATCGCTTACACCTCCCTCAAACATTGCTTTTATATATCCATGAGAATCTAAGATTGCCCTACGGAATTTTTTGTAACTGAAATGGTCGCTCTTGAAATTATCCATAGCACCTTGTAAAGTCGCCATAAGAGTCACCATAAGTCCGTTATCATTAAATAAGGTTTTTGTGCCACCTAATTTAAACATAACATTCTCAAAGAAGACGAGAAACGCTTCATCATCTTCAAATATTTTCTCTTCAATTGTCTTGTCTTTATAGAGCAGTAGTTTGTGAATATCACCGTGTATCGCACGAACTGCTTCATTGATTTGCTTGTCTGTAAAGTCACCATATATGTATTGCATATTAGGACTCCGTGTTAATATAGGAATTATACATATATCCGTAATCACGAATACGTTTATTCAATTCAGTTTTCATGGAATCAAGACGGTCAATCATATTTTTATGATTGTCAAGTAGCTTCTTTTCTTCCTTGCCACCTATCATTACTGATGTGTGCATAATAGAATCAACCTGTGGCTGTAACCACTCAATCGTCATTCCAAGTACAAGAATTCCTACGACAAAATTCATATCAGCCGTTTCATCTACTGAATTATTCAGCGTAAAATCCAACTGTTGAATTTCATCATCGAGTGTGAGAGAAGAGAATAGTCTACGCACCCTTGGATTAGAGATTACATTGCTTAATCGCTCTGTATAAATTTCAAGCAAATCGTTTTCGTCAAGAGAGAGTTCTTTCGGATCTGAAATTCGTCCTCTTGTTCGTGAAAAAATTGTTTCATATGGAAGCGTCATTGTGAGCCTCCTTTACTATTCCTGAACTAATGTAAGCAACATTTTTGTACCAAAAATTTCATCAAGAGCCTTAATTCTGTGAACTGAATCAAGAGCGTGAGATTCAATCATTGTAGAAGCAATACCTTTAAGGGTTTCCTTTGCTCCCTTTGGAAGTTTCTTAATTGTTTCTGACATCTGTGGAACAGGAAGATTTAAAATCTCATTTAAGTCACTTGTTTCATACATAGACTCATATAAGTCTTTTACAGATTTATTCTGTTCAACAAAATCTTCATCTTCAATAATAATTCTTGGTGAATAAATGTTTACATCTTCACGGGTTCTAACGAGATAAATTAAATCTCTATATTCAACATCAACCACATCTCCACAATCAGCCCAGCTATAAAGGATATGTGAACGTGCTCCCTCAATATAAAGTCCACCACTTACTAATGAGCGACATGGAACAGTATCTTCAGGTGAAAATGTTTTTACATCTTCTTTAACTTCTGTAGTTTTTGTTACCTTTTCTGTGCTACCAGTAGTAGCAGTAGTTTTCTTTGTATATGCCATTTCCTTTCAATTCCTTTCAAAATAGGAGAGTGGATTGCCACTCTCCTTATAATCAATCTATAAGTAAATCTTACAGATCCCACTCACCATGATAACGAGTCATAAGAGTTGCAACACCCATACGTCTCTGTACCTCATAAGACTGCATATCATCCTTAGTAGCACCCTTTTCGTTTACTTCAAGCTCAGTCTCACCGTAGTCAACGAACTTGATAAATCTGTCATCAACTGCTGGCATAATATAGAGCTTCTTGTTATCAACGATAGGAGTAGCAAGAGACTTATCAGTAAACTTCTGTGGAATCTCCATAAGAGGTGTTCCCTCATAACTACCGATAATACCTGTATTTGCCACAGACTCTTTGATTGAATTAGCAGGATCAGCCCAATCAACCTTTGTGAGTGCGTTAAGAGACTTTAATGCTGTCTTAGTACCCATGATTACAACACCACTTTCGTTAGCAGCACCAACCTTTTCGATAATTGCATCAAACTGAGCTTTTGTAGCAGCGGCTAAAGCACCAGTACCTTTGAGAGTAGCAGGAACAGGAATAAGGTTTACACCATTTGCAAACTGAGAAGAAATGAGTGTCTGAACCTTCTGAATATAAGCCTTAACAACCGCATCCACGAAAGCACCCCAATCCTTACGTCCAGTTAAGAAGAGACGAATATCTCCACCAACCTTGATACCGTATACTGCTGTATCAACATGATAAGACTGACCAGAACCTAAACGCTGGATTGATAAGTCATGTGCGTCACCGCTGACCTTACTTACAGTAAGTAATACTTCATCATCAGCCCAGAATTCATTTACGTCTCCATCTTTCATATTCTTTGACTCAACATAATTGTTGAAAAACTCATTCTCAGAAAGACCATGAGCAATCTGAGTATCAATAATTTCCTCAATTACCTCGAAGAACTGTGTTCCTCTCTCAGAATTTAATGCTCTCTTAATCTGCTTATTAGAAGAATCCTTGGTAAGTCCAAGGTATTCAAAACAAGCCTTTCTAATTGTGTCACTAGCTTCTGCCTTAGAAATTACACGATTAGAATCGGTATCATAAATTTCACGACCTGCACCGAGGTCAAACATAAGATTTTTTACACTTGTATCTAACATTTATTTATTTCTCCTTTCTCAAAAATTAGGCTTTCTTTGTAAGCTGCATAGCGGCAGTTACACCAGAAATGGCTTTGAGTTCAACACCGTCTTTAACAGCGATTTCACCAGAAAATCCATCTGCTGAAATTTCAACTACATCACCAACTGCGAGTTCATAAGCTCTAACTACCTGAGTAGGAGCATTTGTATAGTTGCTTTCTTTCTTAAATGTGTTGCTATATGTCTCCTCAATCATTGGCACCTGGTATACAAACAGGGCATCTCCAGGAGTTACTACTTCTACATAGAAATTCCCATTATTTGCCTTACCAACAACCTTTCCTTCAAATGAAGTAGGTGCTGCTGCTTTATAAAGATCTAACTCTACGAATTCACCCTTACCAACGAACCATCCGTTGTCTACATAAGCACTTGCTGCTTCTGCTAACTGAATGTTATAAATATGCTTTCCACCATCTCTTGCGAGAACTTTAGAAGGGAAAGCCACTGCATGTTTTGCAATAGTCATCTGAATCATTTATTTTTCCTCCTTAAATTTTTGCATTAAAAAAGACACTCGATTTGAGTGCCATTACAACGATTTATATTTTTGTTTTATTTGCTAAAAAGGTTTCCGTAACGGTTATCCTTCTTAGACTTGTTTACATTAGCGAATACTTTTACAGTTGACTTTTTCTGAGCTTTCTCAGTAGTAGTTGCAAAAGTCTTCATATTAGAATCTGCATAGATAAGTTTTGCTTCCTTCTCTAAATCTTCGAGAGAGTAGTTATCCATATTTGTATACAGTTTCTCAAAATCCTTATTAATGAATTTTCCTTCTTCATCTTTTTCAGAAATAGAAGCAAAGTTTTCATTTGCAAGAATTTCCTCACGCTTTGCATGAAGTTCATTCTTTTCTGCTATCTCCTTAAACTCTTTAAGTGCAGCGTAGTTTGAACGCATAGACTGTAACTCTGCAAATTCACTATCTGTCAAAAGTTCACGATGTAAATTGTATCTTTCTCCATCAAAAGCTACATTATCACCGTCTTTTGTATAATTCTGACCGAAGATTTTATCACCATTCCAGTTTTCATATGTAAAATGATCATCGTAAACAGCGTTGATAAAGTACCACTCATTATCAGCGTCTTCATATTCAGATAAAAGCTGGTAAAGTGCATATCTTGTATCTTCATGAGAAATCTCATATGTACGAACAATCTTTTCAAAAGTCTGACTTTCTCCTTCATCACCATCTGGATCAGAAGCTCCTTCGCCATCATCGGAAGGCTCACCAGATTCTCCGCTACCTGAATTGTCTCCTTTTGAATCGTCATCATCGAACATCTCAGCGAATTTTGCTTCAAGTTCCTCATCTGATATTTCTGCATAATTGAATGTTACATCTTCAGCAGTCTTACCATATTTGGTAAGCAACTCTTCAAATTTTGTCATTTTGTTATTTGTTCCTCCTTCCTTTGATTTTTGATTTATATCAAAACTCTCAAGAATATTGGTTAATTTCTCTAAAGTTTCAACCAATTTATTGTCTGTGTTAAATGTTACTGTTTCCGCATTTACGGCGAAATCTTCAATTTTAAAATTACTTCCTGCCATACCAGGGGATACATCCTTTGACAGAAGAGTAAGACCTGATACATAAAAATCATCTAACTGCAATGTTTTATTAGCAGTATTAAATGATAACTCCCTAATACATAATTCCACCGAACAATCTACAGTTCCACGTCTATTAAGGATCTCAATAGCGTCCTGACAATACTCATCGTATAAATAACCATGCAAAACTGCACGATTTACGCCAGCGTCTTCATCATATTCAATAGTGGTCTTAGTACCATCAATAACACCGATAGGCTGTTCTTCATATACAACTTTGTCATTACCATCTTTGTCAGTAATTACATAATAATCATGGCTACCGAAATCTAATTCATTATCTGAATTGGTAGTGATATGTGCTAAAATTGGGCGAAAGTTTGCCGATGGGACATTTTCATTGAAAGATTCTTTAGAGATTTCCGATTTATTGAGATTGACATGATCGTGAAATGCACGACTGACGAATGGAGTAAGAGACTCTTTATGTTTATCTTCATCTTTGGAAGTTTTTTCAAAATTACCATTCATGCGAACCATGAGTTCTTTACCGAATTCATTACTATTAAAATGAGCAAAATTGTTCTTTAGACAGAACTCATACAACTCATCAATAGACATAATTCGTCTTTTCTTCTTTTTTGGCATTATTTAACCTATTCCTCCTTTCTTTGTTGATATACCACTCAAAGTAGGAGAGTGGTTAGACTGTTAGCATGTTGCTATACTGAATTTTATTATTTGTATTTTCAAAAGTGAGAGAGTGGTTATTCAAAAATGTTGCCACGTTCCCATCTTGAGATACCAATTTAAAACCTTCTTTGAGAAGATTTTCCTTTGTCTCCTTGTCGGAGGTTTTAATAAAATTGTATTTCATATTAAGATACCTCCCTTATTTATTATTGAGATCCTCGTCTCTTGTGCGAAGTCCAGCATCTGTAAGTTCTGTTTCGTCTTTTTCTTGACCGCCACCTTGATTAGTACCAGATTGCGTATATGAGGTGTTAAATGGTTTCAATTTCTCGCCAAGATTTAAACAATCTTCCTCTAAGAAGTTCATAGCAAGAGTATCTTTCTCAGATACACCATTTAATGTGTTATAAAGAATCTTATTTGGTAATCCGTTTTGGCAAGATTCCAAAATAGATTTCTTAAAATCATCTTTCTGATAAATGGAAACATCAAAGAATTTAACTTTACAAGGTTCAGATATCCAACTAGATAGAAGTCGATTTACAATCGCTTGAATCTGTGGAATAAGAGTTGAAATAGAAAATGTAGAATCTGCAAGTACGCCATATGTAAAGGCAGTAGAGTTAGAAGCGGAGTTTAAATTTAATATCTGAGCACCACCAGCCGTATTAAGAATTTCTTTTGTTGCTTTTTCAACCTTTGTTACATCACCAGTAGCATCATCTGGGAAACTAATTTCATGTAATTCACCAGGAACAATAGCAGCAGAGATATAAGGTGGTAAAGCTTCTTCAAGCATACGATTGAAATATTGAATCATTATATCTGGATTTACAGTCCAATCATCTACGTCATTTCCCATAGTCTTCATTTCTAGCCATACCAATTTATAAATGTTGGCTGCCTGTTGAACTGCTTGATAATCAGAAGCATCCATAAGATCAATTAATGATAAGAATATAGGTGTAAGCACGGGAACGATGGTTTCCCAGTCTTCAGACCTAAATTTAATACATACATTATATTCTTCTGGGATTAACTGATATTTTTCATTTGTACTCTGATATGTATTCCACATACTATTGAATGGTTCACCCCAATATTCCAATAGTTCAGAATTTCGCTTAAAATAACTCATATCCATTGCACATGCAAATGAACCATCAGGAAATACACCTGCAATTCTCATGTATGATGGATCTAGTGGAAGAATAAACATTCCTTGCCCTTCAGTATAATAAGCACATCCATAAAATGCGTCTTCTCGAAGTGTTATAGATGCAGCTTTACGAAACTCATAATTCAGTCCAAGAGTATCTACAACATCAACTGTTTCCTGATACTTTTGCAATGTGGATTTTATGTCATTATTATCTGAAATTATAAATGGGGGAACTATGTTACGAATAGATAAATCAATTTGATTTGCATAATATTTGCAAAGACGATAGTAGATTTCTGAACGATAATAAAGATAACGAGATAAACTTCTAAGACTTGCTTCACTAGAAGAAATGTTTTTAATATAATCTTTTACATCTTCCTTGGAATAATTACTAATTGTAGTATATGTCTTGGATTTCTGAATATCTCGAAGATTTGTAATTGCACTTGTTGCATCTTCATAGCGTTCAAGTCTACTTTTATTTTTCTCATACCATTCACGCATTTCATTTGCGGTTGGTTGTTTTGGAGTAGAAGAAGTAGTTTTCTTCTGTGAGTTATTTACTTTAGCAGGTGCATTAGAATTTGCATCTACTTTCTTAGGTCTAGGCATATTTGATAATGCACCTCCTTAATTATATTTTGCTTTACGGATTGTAAGCTTATTGATGAAACTTGTGGCATCTTCAGTTGGTCGCTTTTTATTTGTAATGGCTTTTCTACGTTCACACATGAGAGCGTAAGAAGCCATACATGCCGTGTAAGCCCTATCATCATGGAGCTTGTTTGCCTTTTCTGGTGTAAGTTCAAACGAATCCTTTCCAGAATCACGCTTTTTACGAATCATATTGACAAGTTCTTCTTTTAAAGCGTCAATATTAGCAAGAGCAATTTCATCCTGCCAATCAAGTTTTATAGTTTTTGTATTAACGGATTCAATTTTCTCTAATTCTTCATTAAGCTTATTTTCAAATTCCTTTTCATTAACTTTTTGTTTTCTGAGTTCAGCAGAAATTCGTTCTTTTTCTTTAGCCAATTTTTTCTCATCAACATCAAAAACAGTAAGATAGCCTTTATGGTCATATTGTGCTGTAAAACTGATTTTATCTTGATTCATCAATTCTATCATTGCTTCATACATTTCAGATTTATAACCAGCAGGAGACATAAGATGTACTTTGTCTACCGCATTAGGAAATTTCTTAACATAATCAGCGGAATATTCTTTGTCAATTAAGCCTCTATGAACAATGCCAGCAGAGTCTGTCCAATCTGGCATTAAATAATCAGCTATATTAACACCAGATCCGCCGCTACCTGCATCAATGTATACACCAACAATATTCCCGTATGCGTCAGCTCCACCGTTATAATCAAGAATTACTTTTTTTAAATATTCAATCTGATCTGGTGTCTGCATGGGAGATTTGATTTTTTTACCAACATCAATAAGATTAATACAGTTTACCAATCTCATTCTTGTATCAATACTTCCGTCTACCTGTTCGTATTCATAAATTTCACCAACAAGGATTACTGAATTATCTCGACTTCTAGCAGGATCATATGTGATGACGAATTTTTTATCACCTGTATCGTTATATAGAAGTGGTTTTCTAGTTTCTTCGTTACGTGTAATAACACCTCTACGAATAATTGCGTCAGTACCAGCATCTGTAGTAAAAATACAATAATACTCACGCCTAGCTTTTTCTGGATTTGTTCTCATTTCGGATTCAACCGTATTACGAGATAGAAGAGGAGTGACTAATTCTCCTCTAAGAGTTGGTTTAAATGCTTGTTCACAATCTATATGCAATACACAATAGTCAGGATTTCCCATAATCTGCTGTTTTGAAAAATCTCTATATAATCTCCAAAATTGTGTATCTGTTGACGAAGCAGAACTAATATAATATTTTTGATAAGATAAATCTCTTGGTAAGCATCTTTGACGGATAGGATCAATTGAATTACCATCAACATCTTTACCAGTTTTTAAACTTTTATTTACAACAGCGAATGCACCATATACATTCATCATTTCATCAGACAAGAAACCACTTTCGTCAAAAATTACTGTTCCTCGCATACCTCTTTTTGCATCTATATTTCCGTTCAATGTCCTAGTCATAGATCCGTTATAACATGAATAGGAAAAACCATTGGACGAGTGTGAAAATCCATCACCTGCTGCATTTTTAATTTCAATCTCATTCTTAAATAAAGAACCAGTTGAACCGTAAAATGTATCAATGTTATCATTGGCAAGTCGTTCCAAAGTAGTAAAAGTTTGCTCAGCCTGACCACCTGTACCACTTGCAATATATGTCCATACATTACAAAAACACATATCTTTTGACATTATCTCAAGGTCAATAACTGTACTTTTACCATATCCACGAGTACATACAGCAAGTACATTTGGACAAACCCAACTTCTTTGTACAAGAAGTGCCTGCCCATCTAAAAGCTCTATGTTGAAAAAAAGATCTATAGCTTTTACTGGGTTGCATTGCAGATATTTTTGAATTTCAGCAATTTGAATATAAGACTCAATTTTACGAGATGAGATAGAATACCCATGTGGTTTTACATATATTCCATATTGATTATAAAAATCTTTATCATAATCAAGAATTTCATTCTGATAGTAATTCATAATCATTTGTTTATTCTGATTCATTTTCGACAACCTCCTTTACCTCTTCATTAGGAGATTCTTTTTCTTCGTCAAATTCCGCAAAAACAGAATAAACATCTTTTAAGTCTTTCAACTGTTCTTCATTTAGTAAGTTATTTTCTTTTAATGTATCTCTTAAATCAAGATTTTCTCTCAATAAAATTCTGTTAATTTCTTGGTAAGCATCTTTTTCTTTACGAAGATCAGTATTCACAACACGCATTTCAGAAACCATATCTGACCATTCAGATTCATCAAGAGCTAATTGTTTCATAATAGAAGCATCACTAATTTCCTGAACCTGTTGCATACCTCTACATGTGTCAATGTCGAAACCATTGACTTCACCACTTCGCAAATTAAGACTTTTAATTTTTTTGATTTTACCCGTCCATGTATTTTCACCTTTTTTAGCATTTTTGTTGTGTTTTAATGAGATACAACTGTCTTGTGCAAGACTTGTAATAACAGAAGTAATCTTACCTTTGCTCTCCTGTAGAGATTTAATTGTTGCAGAATTGCGTTCAATATTAGAAATGTCGCACATCAACTTCGATATGGTGTCATCAATCTTAGATTGCTGTAAAAATCCACGAACAATAGAGATAGCAGAAGAAGTACGCATCATATCTTCATTTGCGTCTTCACTAGAATCTAACAATCCTAATAGCTGTGAATATAAGAATGGTTGGTCGGCTATATCTTCTTTTTCAAAAGGATCATAACTGAGTAATCGAATTACATCGTTTTTGTTTTTTAAAAAACTATCATATGTATCCAACCCTGCATGTGATTCAATAAGTTCTTCCTCAGTCGTAAGTTCTTTTACTGATTCATTTTCAGTTTTATCCTTAACAAAATGGTCTGAATCAAAGTATGTTAGTCCTATATAATTTGGCATAGCAATTTGACGTGCATACGCTGTCCACACATTAGATTTAACTTTTCCAGAAGCAAGATTCTCAACTTCCTGAATGCTTGAGTCCCATACCTTTTCGAGGAAAGGTTTCCCCAAATATCTAAGGGCAAGTTGTACTGATTCTCTCGTAGGCTCTTGATCAACACCATTTGTAGTTCTTAATGCTATTTTTTTTGCACAGTCTTTACAAATTGGAGTAAGACCACTTTTACTCATAGGATCTGTACTTACATAAAATTTATCTTTAGCTTTATGTGTATCACACATGTAACACCAAGCACCTTCTTTAAGTGACTTGATTTTCTCTTCCTGTGTTTCAACTTTTTTCTTTAATTGTGCAGCCGTTAATTTTGTGGGCTGTGTCTCTTTTGTCGTAGCCAAACTAACGACCACCTCCTTTTATTCCAATATAAAAAAGAAGCCACTTCATATGAAATGACTTCTCATAATTTTCAATATTAAATTTCCAATGAAAGTGCAATTCACTTAGTACGTCGTGTGAGAGAATCGAACTCCCATATCCTTTCAGAATGCTGGTTTTCAAGACCAGTGCTGTACCAATTGAGTCAACACGGCATAAGCGTAGTATATAGGACTCGAACCTATGCACCGAATAAACGATGACCTCTGATTAGCAATCAGGTGCAATACCAACTCTGCCAATACTACATAATAAAAGAGCCACCTCATGAAGTGACTCTCTGTTACTATACAAAAAAATGTATAGCCTCGCTGTCCATTTAAGTATCAGCTACGTAATGATCTGTAGGAGATTCGGACTCCTGTTGCCGCCGTGAAAGGGCGATGTCCTAGACCGCTAGACGAATAGACCTAATGTGGGCATCTCACCCACTGGATCAGCATAAAGCACTAACTAGCTGATCTTGCACTGTACACATGCAGTTATTACTCAGGTACAAACTAAGTACCCTAAGACACACAAGGTATCCATGCTTACTGATTATTCTCCACATATTTTCAGTCTTCGGAGCAAAGACCTCTCGATAAGGTTTCATATCTCTTATCTAACAATTCGATGTTTCCATTGTAAAAATCAGAAAAGACAGTTTGCCATTTCTTACAAAACTCTGTGGATAGTTTTTAATCATAATAATGGTTCTCATTAACGTAGGGAAGCACGATCACTTCTATGATTGATATTGGAAAAATGATATTAGACGAAAGCTTCATCAGCATCCTTAGTATCTTCACGGATTACATATATCTGAGTGGTTTCGGAAGATTATTTGGTATTTTCGTCAGTAACATCAGAATTTTTACTTCTTAAAGCATTAATTTTGTTCATAACTTCTGCTTTAGTTTGTTTCCTGCAATAGAACTCCCTAGTGGTTTCAGTCGAACGGTGATTGGCAAGCTCGGCTGCTAATGCTAAATCACCAGTTTCTTCATATACAAGATTTAGCCTAGTCTTACGTTGGCAATGAGGTCTATAGTCAGAAATTCCAATGATTTCACCATATTTCTTCATTCTATCTCTGATTGCACTATCACCCATAGGTTTATATTCTCCATTGTATTTTGTAATTAACAATGAATCACATTCCAAGTGGTCATAATCATTCTTTCGCATTTCAAGCCATTCTTGAATAAGTTCTTTTGCAACATCCCCGAAAACCACCTGTGTACGGTATCCTTCCTTCTCCCTTATATCTACGAACATGTTATTCTCTAAATCAAGTTTAGATAGTTGCAACCTTAACAACGCACCAATTCTATTTGCTGAGTCAAAACTTACCTCAAATAAAATTTGATCCTGAATTGAATACTTATCATTTTCAGATAATTCTCTACGGATTGTCTGAACTTGTTCTTCTGTAAGGAAGTAAGAGTTCAAAATATGTTCCTCATTAGCTTTCTTCATTCTATCAAGTTTACCGTCAAAAGGATGATACTTAACGAAACCACGCTTCATAGACCAAATATAGAATGAACTAACAGCAGAGATTTTCATGTTAATAATCTTTTTATGATTCAGAAGTGTTTCTTGACAGAACATAATATAGTTCTCCATAATATCAACGGCATTCTCCATAAACTCATCTGAATATAAATCTAAATCACCATAGTTTTCGCCTAACCACATAAGAAAATGACGAAACAATCCTTCATATCTTTTATATGTAGTGTCTTTAACATCCTGATTTTTAATAATATTTGATTGTAGATATTTCTTATATTTCTTCAAGTTATCAGGATTTATGAATTTTTCCTTATCCTTGGTAAAATACTTTACCCTTGTTACATGTGCCACTAAATCACTTCCTTTCATAACAAAATAGCGAGATAGTAGTTACTCAACTAAATCGCTATTATAAATATTTAATATAATTAGTGGGCAGGGTTGGACTCGAACCAACGAAACCGAAGTACCCGATTTACAGTCGGGAGTAATTGCCGCTATACGACCTACCCATAACAAAAAGAGTGTGCAGCATACGCCACACACTCTAAAAAATCTAAAATCCAAAAGCTTTTAACATCTTCTGAATATCTTCATGACTCAACTCATCGCTAGAGTAGTAAGAATAACTCATATAAGAGTCGCCATCTGACTTACTAGCGGTAAATCCGTGAGTATTTCCTTTTTCATCTTCAGAAGTATGTAAATAAGTCTCATCATGACAATTACAGTTTTCACAATCACCATCGCAGTCATCTTCCTGACCAAACAGAATAACTTCCTTATCCTCATTTACACAATAATCAATGATATTCTGCTCGATATCACCATCCATATCAATGTAGAAAATATCTGTTTTATCGAGAATACCAAAGTCCTCAATAGGAACAACAGTGATTACGCCACTATCATCAACAGATACTAAATATTCGTCTATATTCATATAATCAACAAGGTCAATCTCTTTAATACTTGTCTCGTCAAGTCTAATAAGAATATCCAAAATATATTCAGCAATTTCTTTATTTACAATTACACCAACTGTTTTATCAGTATGATATAATCTATTGATATAAATAGAGATAATGTCATCAACTTTATCTTCAAGATCAATCATCTGAATGTCTTCATATTTATTTTTCTTCAAACAATTCACGACCTTTCAGATTAAGCAAAAATCTCTTTGAGAGCTTTAACAATTTTAACACAAGCCTCTTTGTGAGCTGGCTTAATCCATGTGTCTCCCTTATTTGCACCCATCATTACTTTGCCAGTTCTCTCAGGAACATCCTTTGATTTTACCTTACAAATACCAGGGATAGTAACTTCATCACCTGCTTTAACTGCATCTGCAACGACCTTTGCCTGTGCGTCTAAAATTTCAGCTACATCCTTCTGTGGTATATTAATAGATACCTCGTTCTGAATTCCTTTAATTAACTCTGATTTCGTCATTTTAATTTTCTCCTTTTTTCTCAATTATTTATTTTTTTAATACAAAAAGAGGGTAGCGTCTCATTTGAGTACACTCCCTCCGATACATACAATTGTGACAGCAACATCACAATTTCTATACAATCGGACTAATTAAAAGTAGAAAATTAGCCCAATTTTCATAGTTACTTATGCATAATATAAAAACCAAATCACTCGTACTCGGTCTACTTTGTCATGAAATTAGTAATAATTCTTGTCTTGGAATCAATAATGTCACCATTTGAATCCAATGCAAGATACATAAACCCGTTCTGATTTGGAATTATAAGTTTACCGTTGTTATAATCCAGCTTATCCAAATCACACACACAACCTTGTTCGTACATTTTTATTCCACCTTGAGTAAAACTTCCTACTTTGTGGGTATGAGCCATTACGATTCCAGTAAAGGTTCGATCCACTCTTAAAAAGTAATTAACAGCCTTTTCAGTCGTCTTTAACATACCAGATGAATAATTTAATGGATGGCAGAATATTACGTTTCCTTCTTTTATCCACCATTGTTGATCGTATACAATTTCAATATTTGTATCTTCAAATACTTCACGAATAGAAGAATATTGTGTCTGAGTTTTATTTCTTTCGTCTTTAACCTCGAATCCTTTATCAATAATCATTCTCAATGGATCGGTTGGCGTAATACCTAATAATTCATTAGATAATCTATCAGAATAATATCTCTGCATACGATATTCATGATTTCCCATTGTAAACATAACTTTTTTAGGTGAAATCATATTAATTAAATCAATTATATATTGTCTTCCAAGCACCAATTCTTCATCAAGATTAACCTTGAATTTCTTAGGGAAAGATGAACATGAAAAACAATCTAATAAATCTCCATTGATTATGATTGTATCCACAATACCTTTATAACTTGCAAAAATATCAACTGGTAAATTAAATGGAATATGTATATCTGATATACATAATATTCTCTCTGATGCACCTTCACAGTTGTGAATATAATTGTCGTATTCCTCGTAACCAACAGCTTGTTTTCTAAGTTGATCTGGTGTGATTGACAATCCAAGCATATCTCGAATTTCAATCCAATCCATATCTGTTTCCTTACGCTTTTTTGCAAGACAACATCTTAATTTCCATTCAAAGTCGGTTTCATTTTCTAATCTATGTAAGTCGATTATAATGTCCACCTACTCTCTATTCAGACTCATCTGAAGGAATCTCAAAAGTAATCTTAAATCCAATAGTATCAAATGGGATTGCATCAATTACCTGCTGAGATAAATTCTCGCCTGTCTCTGCATCAACCAGCTTTAAATCCTTTACGGAAATATTCTCTAATTTGATTGTCTTCTTAGGAGCTGTTATTTTCTCCTCTGACTCTGTAATTTTAATCATTCCTTTTCCTCCATAAAATTAAAAATTCCCACCAGAACGCTTTCTGCCAGGATTAAAATACATTTGTTTCGTTTTATTCTGTTTTACTTTGATATACTCATAAATCTTCCTAATATAATTTTCATCATAACTTAATCTAGCATGTGACTCCAAATAATAAGATCCACAACGAGTAGGAATTTTATTTGATAACACATTGTCTATAAGCCTATATGACGGATTAAGATTTGAGAGATGAGTATGCTTTTCTGTATCTTCTTTTCTGCTAATGCGATAGCCATTTTCTGTTCTGTCAATATAAAAACCTTTATACTTAATTCGATTTTTCATAGGCAGAACCTACTTAACATACTTATCTTCAATGTAACGCTTTCTTGCAACACCTTTAGTACGATAATAGCCAATCTGTTCGCCTCTGCGGTCTACATATCCTCGTCTTGTGTTTCTAATTACACCTTCAGATAATAATTTTTCAATTTCATTTTTTGAAATGTACTTAATAATTTTCACTTCTTTCTTGATTTATTTCCTGCTGAATAGCAGAAGAGAGTGAGCGTGGAGGGATTTGAACCCATCGACAACTTGATTTTTAATCGAGTGCTCTGCTAAACTGAGCTACACACTCAAAGAGTAAAAAATCCCATACCTAAGTATGAGATTCTACTTAATATAGGCTGAGAAATTTGACCTAATACACTGGCATCTATTGTGGTTGGACACAATTTTTCACACTGTCGATTAGACAGTAGCCAGCAACAACACCAATTTTGCGAAAATTGGCAAACTCTTACTTTAGAGTGTTATAGATTTTCTTTCGATACATCGTCCCTTGCGAGGTTCAGAGAGTGCAAATCTCTTACGGTTGCGTCTAATTGTACTTTCTCACATAATGCCTTGCGAGCATTATATGTCACCATATTACAGATGAATAAGTTGTTTATTTCTCTAAAGTCATACACACTTTTGCTTGTTGTTAATTCATATTTTTAATATTTTTGCATTATTAAGAATTTGATTTTCTTTAAAACTTATCAAAAGTATGTACCAAATTGGATGACAGGGTGTACATTCGACCATTTCTACCTTTTGAGTAGAACCCAATCACCGCCATCCTGTATCTCTTGCTATCGAGCTACTTTACTGTTTTGTTCCTTGCTTTCGCATTAAGAAACTTCACAATAATCAAATATCAGCACTATTTCTTGCGGAAATCGCACCAATAAGACAGTAATCATCCCTACATTTCTGTATTTATGTGCAGCGCATTTTTCATTACGCCCACCTTACCATATTTGCCAGCAGTTGCCCTTAAATAGAAGATAAGATGTAGATTATCTGTATTTTCCGTCAAGCTGTATTACTACAGTCGCAGTTTTGAATACATATCAAGAACCACTTTATACGCATTGCTGCGCTTATTTTGAGTTATAAACTCACGACACGAAATCTGCCGTTCTACCAAAGTAGAAAACTCCCACAACAGGATTCGAACCTGTAACTTACGGATTAACAGTCCGTTGCTCTACCATTGAACTATATGGGAAGAGTATCAGTGATTACACCATTATCAAAATAATGTAACCACCGATATAAGAAAGAGAGGTTAGCTTATGAGATAAACTTTTAATATTATGTAATGCCCCCTATAGGGCAGGATATTAAGAAAAGCTGATTTCATTATTTTCCATATGTGATATATAACACCATAAAAACAGCCACAAAACCTTATTTTACAAGGAAAACTCGAATTTTCTATTTGTGGTTATACGCTTTTTATTATATTTTTTATATCTTTCCAAGTCATTTTGTTTTCTACAATCATCGCAGTATAATCGTTTATTTCCTGTTTTTTCAATAATTCCACCACATCGTTTACAACGAGAATACTTATTATTGTGTCCACGTTTAACAGAGTAATAGTCTTTTTGATAATTTTGAAAATACGCATTTAACGACCTATTAATATATTTCACATAAAAATTATCCTCAGTGATAAAATCATAATTATTTATAATTTGAGTCTTATTTTCGTATTCCTCAATTAGTTTACAATTATCAAAGCATCTTCTCAGAAATCCTTCAACGACTTTTTTATACTCATTCCAAGATAAAGTCATTTTCTCCATTTGAAAACGTTGTTTAAGTTTTTCAGATTCATCAATTGCATTATCAATTATATCTGTAACGGTATTTGCATCCATTTCTGTTCCAGATAACCAATCAAAGTACATTAACTTTGGTTTCTTTAATAAATCCATGTACTCCTTATTGAGAATTACTTCTTTATCAAAATATCTTGTATAAATATTATTAATTTTCTGCCTGATAATAGCGCACCAATTTTCATCTTTAGTCATTGACTTGTAATATCTGTATTCAATTCCTGACCATGTGTCAAATACTCGTCCAAGTTCTGTATCAAGTAAATCCTTTCTGACTTTAAAATGAATTGTTTTAATATATGTACGTCTTTTATTATCAGAAGCCCATAATGAGGAGCAGAACGAGTTGAATATCTCGTCTTTTACCTCATTATTCTCTGCTTCTTTGTAATCTTCTATAACTTCATATAGAAATGTTTCATTACAGTCGTAAATATGTATCACCTACCTCAAATTCATAGTATTTTCCAAGATATTCATATGAATTGTCCGTCTTATAAGGGACTTCTCTTATTGATATATTTCTTTTTGGATTCGTGTTATTCTTGAGATTTTCAATGATATAATCACCATAAGCTGACCATGCAAGAGATTTGCTAATAGAAACAGAAGAGTAGGATGTTTTGATAATATAATTTGCTATAATATTTTCAGGCAATTTAATCTCATTTAGGAGTTCTTCTTTATATTCGTTTACAACTTCATCCATATTAAATTTATGGTCTTCATCATCCGACTTGTCTCTATGCAGATTCAGATGTTGCTTAATATCAACAGCATACATATTTATAAACTTCCTGCACTTCTTTAAAACTTTTTTATCAGATAAATCCAAATCATTATTAATGATTAAGCACCTAGTATCAACCAAATCAATTTTATTATCCCATAAGATATTTTTCTTTTCCCAAGTTTCAATATAATCACATAACTCATTCATAGGAGAGGGAGAGTGATATGCATTAAGATATTCTTTGTCTTCATCAGACACATCTTTATTTTTCTTGATTATATTCATATAGGATTTCATTTTCTTTGGATAATTATGAAGTAAGAAATATGGAAGTTGTTTGAGATGCTTTCTAAGACCTGAATTCATATGCCATCTAAATCCCGTTTTAAGGAAGTCGATTTCTTTGCCCTGAAAAATTCTTAGAAGAGAAGAGTAGTCGGAATACAATTTTTGAATATCTGGATTGGTCGTATATTTATTTTCTATACTTGTAGCAACATTAGTAATTTCACCAATACGATTATCTCTTGTCATTACTTCATACTCAATAAGATTCTCTTTTGTATATGGTTTTGACTGAGCAGTTACTTTATCTTCAATATCAAGTATAATGTGCTTGTCTATTTTTGAATCAATAATAATAGGATCGTTACTTAAATAGAAAATGTCCCCATCAAAATCTGCACCGCCTTGTTGTGGAGCTGATACATCATACATATTAAACATTACTACATCTTGGTCTTTAAAATAATCAAACCATTTTGTAAGAATATCATTTCGTACAATCTTAATCTTATTTACCTCTGACGGATCAACAAGCGGAGAACGGAATGAACAACAATATCCTGGTTCAAAATTAGCTGTATATAATTCTCTTTCTCCAAGACAGCCAACTGGTTCTTCACCAACGGCATACTGAAGATAGCCAATCATATCACCGACACCTGTATGATAAAAACCCGAGCAGTAAATCTTGCCAACCTTTGCTTCATCAATAGACTTTTTT